GCCGCTCTTAAAGCGAATGCGAGACGGGCTGAACTTGCGGCTCGGAAAGCTGCAAAGAAGTCTGGGGGTACACAAAAAAAGCAACAAGTGAAGCGTAAGTAAACTCAAAATTATGTAAAATTGTATCTAAAAATGAATCACCCCGACGACGATTGCTCTGTGATTACCGACATGCCTCTCGGTGATGAGGTTGCAGACTTCATTGAACGGGGTCTCCATAGGGACATGACAGAGGAAAATGTATGGGAGTGGTGTGAAGAAAATTTAGACGAACTCACAACTATTTATGAGAAGTATCGGGGTACATACTTGTCATATGGTCAGGCAGACATGACTCTCTTTTTTGCGCAGACAGTGTACGAGAGAGATGACGCACATGAAATGATTAGCAATTTTGTAGACTTTCAATAATTGTAATTTAAAGAAATGAAATGCCTTTAAGTTAATGAGTAATTGTGATGTATGTTGTGAGAAATTAAATAAGATAAATCACAAACAAGTCAAGTGTCCTTTTTGTGATTTAACGAGTTGTAGATCATGTTCTCAAAGATATATACTTTCCTCTTTCGAAGATCCACATTGTATGGGGTGTAAGACTCTATGGAATCGTGAATTTGTGGATTCATTTTGTACCAAATATTTCCGAAACACGGAACTTAGACGACATCGTGAGAATATTCTATTTGAAAGGGAAAAAGCACTCATGCCTCAAACGCAACCCGAGGTTGAACGTGTTTTACATATTCGTAGATTGCGGGATATTATTAAAGATCAAAAATATAAACTTATAGAACTTCATAACAGGTATAAAACATTTGATTTGGATCAGATACATCCGATTCACCCAGAGATTCTTACATTATATCGTCAAATGGAAACTACACACAGACATTTAGAAGATATTCGATATCGTGGGACTCTGATAGACGGTGAACCTAGAAAGTTTGTAAGACAATGTCCAATGGAAGAATGTAAAGGATTTTTAAATGAGGAATGGTATTGTGGTTTATGTGATGACAAATTTTGTAAAAGTTGTAATGAGAAACTTACTGAAACACATGAATGTAATCCAGAAGTTGTAAAAACTATGAAACTCTTGAACAAGGATAGTAAATCATGTCCTAAATGTGGAACTGTCATACATAAGACAAGTGGGTGTGCACAGATGTGGTGTATATCGTGTCATACAGCATTCAATTGGCGAACAGGTGAAATTGATAAGGGGCGTATACATAATCCACATTTCATAGAGTTTAAGAAAAAAACGATGATGTCTCGGGAACATGGAGATATACCATGTGGTGGAGTACCATCATTCAGGGAACTTCGTGAAATTCTAGCTTCGAATGAAATACTTCGTTGTGCGGTAATTATACACGACGTGGAGCGGGAAAATATATATTTGGATCTTCGACCTATAGATAACTTACATTTCCGGGTAGCATATATGTTGAATGATGTAGATGAAGTTTATTTTAAACATCATTTACAGTGTCAAGAAAAATACCTTGAAAAAATGAGAGACATTTCAAATATTTTCGAAATGATGGCAAATAGTGGTGGTGATCTACTCCGACAATATGTTCTTGAACCTGAACGTCATGATGAGATCGTAGACATGATACATGAAATTGTGGACTATGGAAATGATATTTTTGAAACAATTCGAAAAAGATATACTTGTAAAACTCCTAGGAATATTTATATATGAATACAATAGGATGATACTTTTACTATTCATAATACTTATAGTCATCTACCTCTTACCCAAATACTCCAAACCTCGTATGATAAAAAACTTTTTATCAGACGATGAACGGAAATACTTAATGAAGGAAGCTGAGAAGAATATGGAAACATCGACTGTCACAAATGGTAAGAAAGTGGATGAGAATGTGCGTAAAAGTCAAACCGCGTGGTTGACTAAAGATGATCCAATTGTTCGAAATGTCATGGAAAGATGTCTCGAGTATACGGATAGACCTCTCACGAATTGTGAAACACTTCAGGTGCTCAAATATGAACCAGGTGGCTTTTATAAACCACACCAGGATGCATTTAAAAATGAAAGTAACATGAGAATGTACACATTTATTTTAGCTCTGAACGATGACTATGAAGGTGGTGAGACTGTGTTCCCCAAGTTGGGTGAAAAATACAAGCTCGGTGCGGGTGATGCCCTCTTCTTCGAGACACTTGATAATTATGAGATGATGACGTCCAAAGCTTTACATGGTGGGCAACCTGTAAAGTCTGGTGAGAAATGGATATGTAATTTATGGGTCAGGAAGTATCCATACACTATGTGAACATCTTCTAATAAATATACTTAAAATCTTTAAACAATTGTAGAGTATGAAATGTGTAGCAACATTTTCCGAAAATAATCTTTACAAAATAAAGTTGGCAAAGACTCGTAGAAATGTCCTCGAAGGTATGTACCAGCGACCATGTATCGTGGAGGTACGCCCGATCAAGGAAAATCTGAGACTTCGTTTTCGTTTCACGGAAGCGATAAAAGAAGCACAGGATATTTGTAAGATTGACAAAGATTCTTCGGAGTGTCATTGGGCTTGGTATGAAGTGGATGAGTTGGAAGATTCTATACTTCGTCTATATCCTGATAGACGGTGACAATTGGGGGTTCATCACTATACCCATAATAACGAATTGATATTCCAAAAAGTTTCATCATATCTTTATTAACTTGTTCGTTAATATATGTTTTCCAATTTTTTAGAGTTGTTGCGAAATATTCGATTCCATCATCTGAAAATGCACCTATACGCATGAATGGCTGACTACGAAGTTTTCTCATGTATTCATAAACAGATTCGGGTAGAGGCGCTGCCATATTATAGGATGATTCGAGGATATCAATGACGTAATATCCATGTGATTCACAAATTAGATTGACTTGCATTTTGGGAAAGCCTTTTATGTACGCTTCAAAATCTGCATTACTTGGAAGCGTTGTAAATATTTGTATATTTTCACACACACTCCATTCATTATACCCAATTCCTGGGTGTGTATGATATGCTATTTCTGAATACCAAACCTTCTCAATTTCTTCTACATCGACACGGTCTCTCTTTTTTGATGTAATACGGGTCGGTTCACTAAATGCATAATTTTTATATTTAATACCACCAGCATACTCCCACTGTTTGATAGAAGACAACTTGCTTATTTCTTTCAAATTGTGGACGACTTCACGAGACAGTTTTATCCGATTCTTTCTAACTGTCATGCATGGGCGGATGAGACTCGTGTACATGATGTACCATAAGAATATTTTTTTAACTAAGAGATATTCATGAGTACATTTCTATCTAGGAGTGTAATTTCACCGAGTTCATCCCATGTATAATACTTGACAGATATACCAAATTCTTTGCGCATGATGGGATCCATGAAATTGTTTACAGTTCGTTTCCATTGGTTAGGGGTTGTTTGAATGTATACTAAATCACTCCATTTCACTCTCACTTTTTTGAATTCCTGACCATTCATGAGGGTATTAAATTTTCGGGTGACATCACCAGTGTTAGGTTTGTTCATATTCGTTTCAATGAGGTCAATGATATAGTACCCTTGGTTCTCGAGGATCAGATTCGCCTGCACGGTTGGATAATTATCAACATAGACCTTAAAATCGGATGCACTCGGGTAGGTGAAGAGTGCTTTGTCATATTCGGGGACAGGATGTGTGTGATACACGATGTATTGAGTTAAATCCTCTTGTGTCGGTTGCACAGTGGCGAGTTGTCGATTTGTACGTTCAGTCGGTTTATTGAACTTGACATAATTACGTGTATTTGTTAGAGTGAACGGTATTGTACCCGCGTATTCGACTTTCTGTTCCCATGTTTTCTTGTACACAGCTTGAAGTTCATTGATAACTTTACGACTTAAACGAACTGATAAATATCGATCATTCGCACGGGTCACCGTACCTACATTAAATGTATTTCGTGGTATATTCACCCGTCTAAATTTATTAGTCAGTCGACGGAGTGCGGTATTGATTCGACGCTGCCTGCGAGCAGTTTCCGCGGACACCATCTTATAGTAGATAAAGAAGAAAAATGAGTTGAATTTAATGATAGAAGACCTGGCTCGAGAGATATATTCTCAACTGGGACCTGGGTACAGTGAGAGAGTATATCATACTGCTATGGAAGTTTTACTACGGGAGAAGGGGGTTCCTTACGAATCTGAAAGAATCATTCCGATTCCGTTCAAGGGGCATGTGATTGGTAATTTAAGGGCGGATATGATTATTAATAAGGAGACTGTTCTAGAATTCAAGACGATCAAAACTCTTAATGACGCGGCGGAGTTGCAGGGTAATAACTATCTTCGTCTGACAGGTCTGAAGACGGCGTATCTGGTGAATTACCCACCTCATCCTGATCGGGAAGTTGAAGTGCGTATGATTCTTCTAGACAGTGTTGTACCGTTGGGTCGACTGGATTGATCGTTCATTTATGATATACATATTTAGGTTCAATTTGTAGATAGACTGGAGTCCCACCACTTGGAGGCTTTCGACAAAAGTTTTTACAGTTGCAACAATCTCTGGGGTTCATGAGTTGTCT